CTAACTCTCCCACAGCTCCACCAGTTGATGATCCAAGACCAAATCTAGCCATATTTTGCTGTTTCATTGCATTGTATGCACGGATAGCATCCTCAAGTGCGCTAGTAATCTTTTGATTTTGAAGCGTTTGTTGCTGTTCTACATCTGTTGTTAATTGATTACCCTCAGTAGTCGCTGCGGTCTTTTGACCAGCAACCTTAGACTCAAGATTTTTAATATCTTCAGGATACATAGCGTTAAGATTTTGTTCTTGAGTATTGAGTACCCCCAATCCTTCATTATATGCATTATCTATCTCAGCCATCATATTTCCATTTGATCCACCTTCAATTAAAAGACCTAATGCGCGAAGTGTGTTTTGATCTAATCCAGCATCTAGGGCTTGTTGTGAGGTATATCTTCCACTACTACTTCCTTTATTTGTATTACTATTATTATTAGAAGAATTGGTATTATTATTGGTTACTTTTTGATCGTTTGTTCCTAAAACAGTAGTTGGAGAAACATACGCTTCTCCAAATGGTGTTGATTGAGTACTTCCTCCATACTGTGATACCAATTGTTCTGGAGATCCACCAGATAAACCTCCATTTTCTGCCTGTGAATGTTGAGCTGGATTGTATGCTCCTATTTGTGTGCCAAATATATTACTAAGAGCTTCACTAATTCCTAGGTCAACTGGTGATTGCCAACTTGTTCCTGTTGTAACTGCCATATTTGAAATATATAGACCAATATGATATAATTAGTCTATGAAAATATTAATAATTCTATTGTTATTTTTAAATTTATTTGCTAGCTCTTTACTTCTAAAAAGCTATTTCATTAAACCTCAAAAAGTTTCAATTACTACTTCTTATAAATTTGATGAAAAACAAGTTAAATATCTTTTACAAAAAAGACAACTTTCTCTTAAAAATCCCCTTTACATAGAGTCACAATTTCTTTGTGACGTGGCCTCAATTCGCTTAGAGGAAGTCCAGAAAAATTGGTCACATGACGGATTTTCTGCGAATAGATTTTGTCCTAAAGATTGTACTATTGGTGAAAATCTTGCTCACGGATACTCAACCGAGTCATTGGTGATAAAAGCTTGGGAAAACTCTCCTAGTCATTTATACCAACTAAACTATCCATATAAATATTTTTGCGTTAAGGCTAAAAACAACTATACAGTTTTAACTCTTGGAAATTATTAAAGAGCATAAAAAAACCCGCCCTATTTACTAATTGTTGGCGGGGTAATCACATTGATTGTGAACTATCCTTATTTCTATACTAAAACTATCTAACTAAAAAACACTTGTCAAGTGTATTTTTATTGAGGCATCTGTGCGTTTTCTTGTTGTAAAACCCTCGCGATTAGAGCGGTAATACTTCTTAATATTTTTATCTTATTTGGGTCGGTACTTTCCGTAATTGCCTGATCAATGCTTTTAATTGCAGTTGTTAAAAGGCTTGTTACTTTCGTATTCTGACCATATTGTGTTTCATCGGGTATCTGTGGCTGTTCTTGTCCTGGAGCTTGAGGCATTTGTGTTGGTTGTGCCTGTTGTTGTTCTTGCGCCTTTCTTTCTTGAAGCTTGGCTATAATGCTGGCAAACGGATTGCCTTGAGATTGATTATCCATAATAATAACAAAAAAACCGCCCTCTTAAATAATCGATTAGGCGGTTACATGATCTTAATGATCAAAAAATAACTTATTTAAACTAAATATATATAACTAAAAAATATATGTCAAGTGCATTTATAAAATATTCAAAAGAAACATGCCCCCAGCCGCGGCTTTTTGATATTGTATAAAGGCTGCCGTTCTATATGATGGCTCATTTGATGATGAGTCGCCAGTTGTTGCTGCATTAGAATAAATTGCCACCGTTCCATTTGTTGTTACTGTATGCTCTCCCTTATTTATTGCTGTTACACCTACACCTCCTCCATTAGAAAAAGTTTGAGCTTCGGCATTATGTGCACTAATTGATGCATGTGTATGGGTGTGGGAAGATGATGTATGTGTATGATCTTGAGATCCATGAGTGTGGGTGTTTGATCCTCCCGTGTTTCCTATTTCAGACACAGAATCTCCAATCTTTAAATATTTATCTCGCATATCGGTTGTCCCATTATTTCCATCCATTAATACCCAACCAGCGGGAATAGCTCCTGTTGCCCCAAGCCACAGTCCAATTAAACCTTTAACTTGGAGGCCAGCCGCGGCTTTTTTGATTAATGTTAATTTTTTATATGCTGGTTCAACTGTTTCAGTAGTTGTTAAAGAGACATCTCCACTCAATACTTCTGTTGTATTATTAAATGTAATTGCGTGAGTATGATATTTGGAAGATGCCCCAGTTCCAGATTGAGATCCTTCATCGTTTGCATATCCAGTTGCCACTCCAGAAGTAGAAGATCCATGTCCGTGAGCACTTACTGTATGAGTATGGGTTAGCGTGTGAATATTAGTCGAAGAGCCTCCAGTTGTTCCCGCATCTGCTCCAGTTGTTGCCCCTCTTAAAAACTTACCCCTTGTTGCGGTTACCTCATTCCAATTAGATGGTATAGTCGTTGATCCTCCAATTCCTCCCCATAAAGCACATATATTTTCAGCCAAGCTTGCCCCAGCGGATGATTTTATAAAGATTACATCATAATATGGTGGATTATTAGATACTGATGCATAGGTTGAAGTAACCGAAGATAATCCTCCTCCAGTTGACGCTCCTGTTGTTCCTGTGTGATAATGAGTATAATTAATTGTATCTGCCCCACCTGGAGCTGTATTATATGAACTATCGCTAATAGTTGACGTTGTATAGGTGTGGGTGTGTGAGGTTAATGTATGGGAGTGTGCACTTGATGCATGGGTGTGAGTTGATGACCCTCCAGTATTATTTGGAGCTACAGAAGATCCCCACGCTTTTGGATAAAGACCATCAAGGGTAGTCTCACGACTCCATCCGCTGGGAATGGTAGCGTTAGTACTGTCCCAAATAAAAATTATGTTTCCAGGCAATCCTGCCATATTTACTTTTCAATAACTGTTGACACACGATAAAAGGGTTTCTTTAAATACTTTTTAGACTTAATTATTGCCTCTTTTTCGGTTTTCGCAAAAACCTCAAAAGTAACAACCTTTTCTAATCCCCCACCCTCTATCTCTTTGTCATAACCCTGACAAATAAAAATAGTTTTCATATTTTTAAAATAATTAATAATTAAACGTTTTGACCAATTACAAAACCTTGATATGTGTTTGTTCCTGTTACTCTAAACCCAAAGACATCTACCTTGTCAGCGTCTGTGGTTAAAATGGGGGTATTTCCTCCATCCCAACTAATTGTTGAAAACCATGTCACAGTTCTTGATCCAACTCCATCTTGCAAAATTCTTACTACAAAATAATCTCCAACCGTTGTATTACTAACCGCAATCGTAATATTGCCAGCTGGCATTGTAATAAAATGAACATTGCCGTTGGATAAATTTAGGGTAGCCGTTGCTCCAGCGTTAGGAGTATAAGTATTAATTGTGTGTAAAATTAAAAACTTTTTATGGGTTCCCACACTATTATGCCCTATTTCAAGTGACGCAATTAAATTGTTCCAATGATCAATAGTAAGAGTTTCCTTAACCTCCGCCTTATCATTATGCACTTTTGCTGTTTCTTCTCCTAGTCCTCTCGCAACCCCTGTTAGTGTTTTACTACTAATACCTGTATAACTAATAAATTCTCGATATGTTGAACCACGATTGCCATCAATTAATAAAATACCAGACGTTGCCAATCCTGTAACTGAATTTAGGGTGATAGTATTAGCATTTATAGTTACACTACCATCTAGGGTTGTTTGAAACTGATTAACGGTTCCAGTATTTGTAAGTTGAGCTGTGGCTGTCATATTTAAATATTTTGTCCCGCGACGAAGGCATCATAGGCGTCTGTCCCAGTACAAATAAACGTGAAGATATCTTTTTTTGATCCTGTTGTAGTAAGGGTTGGAGCATTACCGTCAGCCCATCTAATTGTTGAAAACCACGTTATAGTTCTTGATCCTACAGCATCTTGTACAATTTCAATCGAAAAGATTTGTCCTGCGGTTTCGTTTGCAATTGCAATCGTAATATTGCCAGCGGGCATTGTAATTGAGTGTAGATTTCCTAAAGATAAGTCAAGAGTTGCCGTTCCGCCAACGGCTGGTTCAGATGTTTGAATGTCGTGTAATATTGTAAAAGCTTTATGAGTTCCATTACTATTATGTCCTACAGCAATAGATGCGAGTAGATCATTCCAATGATCGGTAGTAATAATTTCCTCGACCAAAGCTCCTGAACTATGTGGTTGAGCTGTTGATCCTCCAAGTCCTCTTAAGACGCCAGTTAAAGTACGTGTAGAAATCCCAGAAAAAAAAATATATTCTCTTAAATTGGGAGTAGATGTCGAGCCGTTTGTTCTATCAATACATAAAAGACCAGGTGCTTGTAATCCTGTTACTGTTGTGAGTAATATAGAATCATCTCCTAGAGCTACATTACCATCAAGAGTAGTAGAAAAAGCGTTTGAGGTGCTTAGAGACAAATGTCGTGCTGTTGTCATTTTTAAAAATTAACTAATAAAATCCATAAAAAAAACCGCCCTTAAAATCTAATTGGGCGGGATGTCGTATTTTTTACGAAATATCCTTATTTATTTAAAATCTATCTGACTAATTTGGAGATGTCAAGGACATTTTATCTCGACAAAAAGGAATTAGTAGGATATATTCTAAGTATGATACAAAGTTGTATTAATTGTAATAAAGAATTTCAAGCATTTCTATCTAGGGTAAAAAAATGGAAATAAATATTGTTCTAAAAAATGTTATTTAATAGAACATGCTAAAAATAAGTGGACCGTTGGGATTTGCAAAGGATGTGGTAAAGAATTTAAATCAATTACTCACAGACATCAAGTATGTTGTTCTTTGAGTTGTAATGCCAAATGGAGAAGAAAAAAACATAATGATAGTAAAAGAATAAGAGCAAAATGTTTATAGTGTGGTAAAGAAAAAATATTTTTTAAGACAAGAATTAGTTATGGTAGAGGAAAATTTTGCTCTAAAAAATGTTGGTCTGTTTGGATGAGTATAAACATAATAGGAGACAAGTGTAGTTCTTGGAAAGGTGGAATTACTCCATTATATAGAAGTATTAGATCTTTATCAAAATATTTACAATGGAGAAAAAAATATTAAAAAGAGATAAATATAAATGTGTAAAATGTAAATCTAATAAAAATATTGAAGTTGATCATATTTATAGCTTCAGAAAAATAATAGAAAAATATAATATAACAAGTACCATAGAAGCAAATCGGTGTAAAATGTTGTGGAATATTAAAAACGGAAGAGTTCTTTGTAAAAGATGTCACAAAGATACGGAAAACTGGGGCTATAAAAATGTATAAATACTTTTAACAATAATAATACTTTAGAGCGTCTATATGGTCCAGCTCGAAGGGCTGTTTCCGCGAGCTTGTGAGTTTAAAATTGATTTTATCCCCAACAATTCAAAATTATCTGTTCTTCCAGTCGTCTTAATTTCCACTTGCACAATTCTAGTTCCTTTATAAATTAATGCCTTTTTCTTAACATCAAGTACCGATGCTGTTGGAGTATTACTTGAATCACCCAACATTGTTAAACCAACTAAATCTGTTCCTACTCCAGACGTTCCAGTTGATTCCGCTCCAGTAAGAGTAAACGCCTTAGCTGATATTGTAGATCCATCTCTATCTTCAATATAAACAGTAACCTGAATTGATCCAGTAACTGATTTTAAATAAAAATAAACCTCATTTAATGTTTTAAAAAGTGTCCAGTCCCCTCCGTCATCCTTTTTACTTTTAAAGATTGTTCCAATTACGGTTCCTTTATCGTCTGTATAGTTGGGAGAAAACTCAGATACATAATTATCGTCATTATCAGCCGTAATCCAATGCTCAACTCCTGATGAGTCGGTATATTTACACCATTGAGAAATTCCATAAGGAGTATTCCATGGACCCATAAAAGCTAATCTTTCACGATCAAAGATAATAGTCTGTTTGCTAACTGGAAATGACAAAACATATTTTTTATTAATATATGCTCCAGCACAAGTAGTTAGATCCTCATTGGTAAGAGCCTCAAAAAATGGTCTTATTTTTGCAGAAATTTCGTTAGCATTAATAATATTATATAGTTGGGGTTCATATCTTAGGATATAAATACCTAATCGATTAGCAAACATCAAATCATTTTCAACAGGAACGATTGACCTATGAGATGAGCAACCTTGAGATGCTGTTAATAATTTATATTGAGGATCAAGGACTACATATTGTCCAAAAGTTATTTGATTTAAAGATACTTGCCACACAGAATTTTCTTTAAATACCACTAGCTTCTCTTGATATATTCCAAGACCAGTTACGTTTTGTCCTGAATCTGGCTCAATCATTACTGATCCTCCACCTCCATACCAATCAAATCTTTCATGATATGGATAACGTCCAGAAATAAGAATCTTTGTAGGATCACCATCTATTCCTGCCATAATAAGCCTATCTTGAAATCTAATTATATATTTGGCTTTATAGCCAGAAGTAGTATTAGCAAGAGGGGCAGTCCTAAATGGATCTGGAGCTGCGGTGCCATAATCGTCAAACCTATTTGTGGTTTTATCTACTCCTCCAATCCACACCTCATTACCAGGAGAACCTCTATAAATATTATAGCTAAGCAAATCTCCTGATGCGGCGGAAAGTGCTGTCCAAGATACTCTTACTAATGTTTTAGATAGATCTTGAGGTACACTAGCGAGTGAAATTGGAGTAGATCCTAGTGTTTCTCCTCCTCCTATTCCAGATGCAGTTACCCTCCATGAGTATGTACTAGTTCCAGTTGCTCCAGAAATGTTGGTTACTGCCACCCCAGATGGAGTAGTTAATTCAGCAAAACCAATTAAATTGGTAAAGTTATATTTTGCCCAAGCTTTGTTTTGTTCTACAAGGTAAACATTATCGCCAAGTTGAGTAGCATCTGGCCTAGCTCCCGACGACCATGAATATCCGACAATATTGCTATAAGAGGCTCCGCTTTTTTTAGTAAGAACACCATCATCTGTTAAAGATAAAACCTCTATTGTGTTATCTGAATTTTTAAAAGAACCTAAAAATTTAGTAGCCCCTGTTGGTCCAGATAAAAAATAATCACGGCTACCCCATCTTTTAGTTGGTACTCCCGATCCTTTTAACATAAGATCATCTGTTGTTACCATTTCTGATTTATCTATTTCGTTTTCTCTACCATATAAATTTAACCCCTTACGGAAGGTATCCCAGGAGATTATGAGTTCACGAGGCGGTTTGAAAACTGGAGTTTTTAATTTACCCAACATATTTTTTAATCTCTACCCAATCTAAATCCTATTTTTTGATTTGTCGTTAATACTGGACTAGGATTATTATAATCATTATATTTTGCATCAATTGACCTGTCTATCATTTGAAGCAATTTCTCACGAGCTTTAACTTCTTGCTGCTGAAATCTTCCATCTGATCTTGACTCAAAAATAAAAGCAATTGTACGATCAACTAAGTATTGTGGATCAGGGACATTAGGAACATCAGCAGGAGAAGCAAGTGATGTAGGAGTGGCATAATATTCAACTAACAAAGAAGCTCCTGATGCTAAGGTTGCGGGATGAAAAATCATGTTATAACCACTTGAGCTGTCTCCTAAAATATAAGTATATTTATCAGTAGAATTATACAAACCTCTTTGCTCATAACGAATATTAGGAAAATGTTCACCTTCTGTTAATCCGTCAACATATAAAACAGTATCTCCTGATAATTTAGCAAAATTTAAAGGAAGTGAAACAGTGGCTACAGAAGTTGAAGAAACTGTTGGTCTATAAATAGTTTTTAACTCTTCCCAATCATGAGAACCAGCCCATTCTTCAAGTCCACGATTTATAAATTCAAGCCATAGAGTATATTCCGATCCTCCTAGGGTTGGAATTTCTGCGGCCTGATTAACTGTACTCGAAATTTTTCTTAATATATCGTTAAGTTGAAATCGCATATTTTAAATTATGTCCCCATGACTTAATTGTTGGTGGCATAGGTTTACCAAATGTAATTTTATAATGACAAGCCATACATAATGTTCTACAATTCCCAATATTAAATCTTAATTCAACGTAATCTTTCCAGGATTGAATATGATCTACTTGCAATTTTCTACCACGTTCTCCACAAATTTGGCAAGTATAATTATCTCTTTCGAAAACCTGTTTTTGGATTAATAACCTAAATCTAACTCTTTCTAATTTATTTATTGATGTAATTCCACCCTTCCACAAATAACTATTTTTACCTCTTAATAATGGATAAATCTTACCCTTTTTAGAAGTAGAATAGCCATGTTTATTTTTGTTCCACGGAATACTCCCTTTAGAAAATTTAAAACTTTTCCACCATCTTTTTATTCCTTTATTCCACGCTGGTTTACCTATTTGAGTCGCCGCCTTACATTTAATAGAACAAGTTTTTCTTTTATTAACTCGTGACGGTGGAACATTAAACTCTTTATTACAAACACTACATTTTTTATTCATTTTTCGCACAAAAAAACCGCCCCTCTCACTAATCGATTAGGCGGTTAACGCGTGTGCTACGCGGGTAACTTATGTATTTAAATTTATGATAAGAAACTATTTCTAAAAAAGCAAGTGATTATTTTTTCCAAGATTGCATTCCATAATGATGCGCGGTTTTTCTTAATTCTTCAAGCGGATATATCTTCATCCCCAATCCCACCCTGTCAGATATATAATAGGCTTCACAAAAAAACTGCATACCTGGAAAAAAGGGGTTTTGATCAAATCCAAAGTTATTTTCCATTGTGTTTAATACATATTTTAAGAAAGGATGATCAGCCTCACTTCCAATATATCCATTATTTAAGTACCCACTTTCCTCTTTAAAAACAAACATTCTGTTATTTAAAAACCTATCTAAGTCTCCTTTTAGCTCGGTATCTGCGTCTAAATAAATTCCTCCAAAAGTATTAAGATAATAAAGACGTAAATAATCAACTGCCCTTACCCATTCTTTTCTTTTTAAACACTCATTAACATAGTTACTTCCTTTATAAACATTATCCAGTGTAATTATCCTATGTTCGTAATCTGGAATACTTTGTGATTTTATACACTTATCGATTAGTGGGGGGGTTGGTTTATCTGATAACCAGATAGTTATAATTTTACGAGGTATCATTTTTTTTTCCATAATTTAGTCATGGATCCCCAATTTTTTTTATCATAATCTCCGTGACATAATTTACATAAAGGAGCCCAAGTTGATATATCTCTACTATATTTACCATCTAAATTTGCCCAATTCATTCTTGACTTACCTCTTTTACCATTACAATGAGCACACGGATATTGCTTAGCACTACCATAATTTAATGTAATCCACCTATGTAATCCTTTGTAAGACACATTATCACCTTTCCAACCCCTATTTCTTTCCCCCTTCATCCCAGTCAACTGTTTACTAACCCTCTCACTATGAAGTTTTGAATGAAGATAGCATTTACGAGAGCAAAATATTTGCGGTCTATTTTTAACTTTATAACGAAGAAATTCGTTTTTACATTCTATACATTTAAAAAATATTTTTTTCATTAATAAATTTTATATTAATCATACGGGAATGTCAATACTAAAATCTATTTTCAAAACTATATTTTCTTGATCTTTCTTTGTAAAGTTTATCATCATGCTCATGTCTAGGACCGCCGTAAGCCTGTTGATAAAGACTGTCAACCCCCTTAGTAAATCCGTTATTAATCGGGTGATCGTGTATTAGTTTAGATTTTTTACACCAAGAATATTTTCCTATTTTTTCAACCCTTGCTTGTAATTCGTTATCAGAACCCGTGTGAAAATATCCAGTATGGAAAAATTCCCCATCTAAATAATTAAGTAATTTTTTAGAGCCCATCCAATGAGTGGCTACGTGACCTTTTTCTCCATCCCAATACCCGTCATTTAATCCTATGAGACCATCCATTTCTGGAAACTTCCTTATCATCTCCCAAACTGCTTCTCTTAAAAATCCTGGTTCTGGAATGCAATCATTTCCTAAAAACATAACTAATTCTCCCTTACTCTCGTCAACACATCTCTTTAACATTGTTGGTGCTCCAACATTATTTGGTGGCATCTCATCCGCCTTGACTATTACTTCATAATTATCATATTCTGCATTTTTTTTAATTGTATCAAGAAGTCTCTGTAGTTTTTCTGGGCGTGATAAAGTTGGAATACAAATTGAAATTAGTGGCTTATTAACCCATTTAACCCAAATAGAATCTTCTACAAAATCGGGCCCACCCAATTCTTCGTTTACCGCTTGTCTTACTCCAGACCAAACAGGACAATAATCATGACCGCAAAGTAATATCTTTGCTTTATTTTTCCAAGCTTTAATATCAGCCCTTACGTGTTCATAATCGTGAGTGGCATCGATAAAAACCATATCAAATGATTTGTCTGGTATTTCTTTTACAATATCAACACTGTTTCCACTTTTAATAATAATATTATGAAGTCCTACTGTATTTTTTTTAAATACTGATAAAATATCTTCCTTCTTTGCCTGTTCATGGGTCAAATCTTTTTCTTCACTTGATCCCTTCCAATTGTCAACTGCAGTTACTTTTCCCTTACAGCCTGAGGCAATTGCATGAGTTGATCTTCCTTTCCAAGAACCAACCTCACACACAGATTCCATTTTTTGAGCCGTATGGAAGAGAAAATCTAGTTCTTTAAAAGACATCCAACCTTCAATTCCATTATCTTTATAATCAAAATAATATTGAGTATCTCTTAAGTAAGCTGGATTTTGCGGTTGATATTCTAAACATTTTAAAAGATGTTTTTGTGCTCCCGCTATATCCCCCATCCATCCCTTTGCAGCGTATAGAATCTCGTGGGGTTCATTAGTATAAAAAGCACGATTACTACCATAAAAACCATGCCAAGGTAATTCCAATGCGGCTGTAGCATAAAAATTAGCGGGCACCCATTCTTTCCGTCTTGAGTAAATTTGAGCTAACTTAATTAGTGGTTCTCGTCTGGTTGATTCGGTGTCTAGGGCCAAATGAGCATAATGTAGTTGTATTATATCTAATTCTTCAGGGGATAAGTCTGGAGTTATATCGGGTAAAAGTTTATCTGGTATTTTCATAATAATCTAAAAAAATTAATCCAATAATTACGTCTTTTGTTAGTTTTTCCATGACAAATATTACAAAGAGTTATAAGGTTGTCTGGATTACAGTTTTTCTTATCGTAATCTATATGATGAATATCGTGAGAAAAATCCCCCTGTTGTTTGCCACAAAGTCTACACAAATAGTTATCTCGTTCCCTAATACTTCTCCTTAAAGTTTCAGTCCAGTCAATTGTATATGGTTGATATGATAACCCACCATGCCAGTTTGGTGTTTCCTCTCCCCTTTTTCCATACCAAGGATTATTAGCTCCTTTTTTAGAGATAGATATTTTTTCCCTATGTTCTTCTGAAAAAGATAGTTTTTTTCCTTTATTAGCAAGACCAATTTTTTTACGAGTTTCTTCTGAATGGTGCTTTCCAAACATTGAATTTTTACTACCAGAGTTATTAATTCTATTTTTTTCAATAGTTTCTTTTGAATGTTTAAAACCTAAACTATTTTTATTTCCTAAATGAGACAATCTCATTTTTTCCTTTGATTCTTGAGTATAAATACGATTTTGTGCTGCTTTTCTCATATTTTCTAATGCTTTTGGAGAAGCTTTTTGTCCTTTTATCATATTTTTTTATTTAATTCTTCTCTTTTCATCCCAGCCATAGCCCCAGCGATATCGGATAAAAATAACATCGATTCTGCTCTTTCAGCGGGCCAACAATCCATTTTTATATGACGAATAAATTCTTTTGCTGCGGTATATGGTCTTCCAGTCCACCAAAACTCCCTTCCTGCATAATGTGAGTTTCTATCTTTTTTCTGATGATCAAAACAATCAACTGCGAGACCTCTGAGATATCCAGTGCGATTACTTTCAGGATTTTGCCAGTGTTCTAATTTAAAAATATCTTCACCTACAAACTGAGCTTTTGTGTCTGTAACTTTTGGAGTTAGTATCTCATGGATAACCCCTATCCATTCCATTTTTCGTCTGTCATAAAATTTACTTTGCATAAACTTAATAAGTTCAGAACCGTCGGGAAAGTGAGAAAAAACGAAGTTATATTCGAGGTGGGCAATCGCGGAATTTGATATTATTTTATTAATTTTGTCTATATCTAATTTTGTGAAAACCTCGTCGGCGTCTACAAAAGAAACCCAATCTTTTTTTGCTATTTTACAAGATTCATTTCTAGCTGCGGCAAAATCAAAATATTTTTCTCCCCCTTGAATAATCGGTTGTTCATTAGCCACTATAAACCTGTTATTTATTTGTTTGGCTTTTTCAGTAGATACCGTATGTAGGTAAATTTCTCCAACTTCCTTTACATTGCATCCCCATTCGCGAGCTATTTTCACCGTATTATCGGTTGATCCAGTGTCAACAATATTAACGCCACCGCCACGATTTTTAAATTCTTCAAGTGATTTAAGCAGACGCGGAAGTACTTTAGCCTCATTTTTAGTAATTAAACAAATATCAAATAATGGTTTACTCATAACTCAATTTTATGTTTATCTAACAAAACACGATCCCGTTGTTTTTAAAAATTCTTCAAGTGATTTGAGTAACTTAGGAAGAACTTTTGCCTCATTTTTAGCAATAGCAACTATTGAGAAGAGAGGTTTATTCATATATGGATTATATCAAAATAAGAGAGAAAAATCAAATACTAGATAATTATTGGGATAAATATATTTTAATTAACATAGTTTATTTAATCGTCTTGTTTTTTTAATTCTTCCCTTTTTGAAATAACCATATCAATATACATTTTCCCATTACATTGAAGAGCATTTTCTACCCATTCTTTAATATTTGCCATATCGGTTTTTAATAATTTTTCTTGAGTTTTGGAAAGATTTAATATCCCATCACTACACGATACATTGTCTTTATTTCCAAGCCAATTAAGTTTTTCTTCGATAATATAAGACATGATCTCGTCTAAATTAACACTATTATCAAGTGAGTATTGTTTTAATTCATCTGAATATTTTATTTCCATAATTATTGAATTTTTGCCAAACTAAAAAATGAGACGGACGTATCACCATTTATTGTCTTAGTTGCTCCTGAAGTTTGAGTACAAAAAATTTCTACATAATCGTTTGCTGATAATCTAATTTGTGTATTATATCCCA